CTGGGTCAGGTCCTGGAGTTCCAGCGTCTAAATCATTAAACCAAACATAGTATTTGGTCGTTAGGTCACTTATAGTAAAATATTGTCCGTTTAAGCTGGCTGGTGCTATTGTTTCAAAATCAAAAGAGAACCTCTCGTTCATCGTGTTAAGATTCGGAATAATTCCGACTGAACCATTTGCCTGATATGTATAGCTTGGCTTAAATCTGGCGAAGACTATAGCCTTATAATCCCAAGCTATATCTATTTTCCTAATAGTGTCTATTCTTTCCCTTATCATTCCAGGTCTTTGTGTGTCTGCACTCACAAATACTTGTTTCCAAACAGCAGGGTTGGCTACTGTTTGTGAGTCAGATATTGGGACTAATAATGAATAATAAACTCCTTCGAATTTAACTACTGTCCCTATCTCTGTTTGATAAGAGCCATCACTTTCCCCCATATATAACAAAATGCTTGTTTCTACATTGGTAGCGTTAAAATCATAAACAACTTCGTGACCTTCATATTTAGTTGACTTAGCAGTAGGCTGAAATGTATTTACTGTTGCAGCTGTCAAAATTAATCCTTCTGTTATCTCGGCTAGTTCAGCTGGAGAAAGCGTAGAATAATCATATTTTCCGCATTTAAGTGTGCTAGTTACAGGCTGAACATACTTCGTATAATAATCAGTCAAAAGATACTGTTGTCCTGGAATCAAAGACGAACCAGCTACCATAGCAGTTAGCTCAGCGTATGTTTTGGAGATGACTGGGGTTGATGAACTACCACTACTAATACTTTGAGTAATCTGGTTAATTATCTGCTCTGTATTATCGTTGATGGGAGTAATCTCTCCGTTTGTTGGATTAAAGCCTAATGGCATTAGATTTTAGTTACTTTTTTAACATCATTCTTCTTGGTAGTCTTCCAAATAACTCTAAGTGTAGTATGGACTACTCCTTTAAAGCTATATTCAATCAAATCTTCAAGATTATCCACCTCTACCACCTCAAATTCATCAAATTCAGGTATGTTAAAGCCAGGTAATGACTGTTTTTCTGCCTCAGGCGTTTCTTTGGCGTTCAATTTCTCAACCTCAGTAATAAGTTGGTCAAATAAAAGTGTATAGTCAGTAACCTCTGTAGGCTGTATCTTCTTTTCAATGCTCTTGATAGCACCAATCAAGTCTTTCTTGTCAGCTCCAGACTTAAAAAGAGCCGTTAGTTGGCTTAAATCATTCTTAACGACTATCTCTTTGTCAATCTTGCCAAGCTCTTCTTGAAAAGTAGAAATAACCTCATCTAATTTAGAGGTTAGGTCTTCTATGTTTGATATTTTTACTTCTTCAACAACCTCTTTGTCATTTACTGCCGAAGCAACCTTATCAGCCATCTCAGAGATGCTATCTACAATCGCCTTATTGCCCTCTATTTGCCTTGTAGCAACCTCTTGATGGTGTTCTGCCATCATCTTATGGTCAGGCTTTAATTCCTTAACAATCTCCTTAGCTAAAGAAGTAAAAAAGGTATAGGCTTGTTCGATGTATTTATTAATATTCATTTACTTGTAGCTAGTAGGTGTTGATGTTTTTCCGTTCTTAATATTATTGAGTCTGTTAAGAAAGTTTCTAATAGTTTTGTCTAGCTTTACCCCAGCAATCGTGTCAACTGCTATGTCTGCATAAGGCTTATCTATATCAATCTTCATTGATACAGTTAGTTCTTCATAAAGCATCTGCTCGACAAGTAGCCAGGCTTTAGTATGCAATAAAGACTTAACCGCTTCTTGTTCTTCGTGTGTCATATTTTCTTCTTATGGACCTTTATGTGGCAACTTTTACAAAGTGTTATACCGTTTTCTATCGCTGTTCTTAGTTCTGGGAAATGTGCGAACTGTTTGATGTGGTGTGCATTTAAATTGCCACCCTTATTATCTCCACAGTGCTGGCAAGTCCAAGCATCTCTGGCAAATACTGCCTCCCTCCAAAGTCTTAACTCTACACTCTCTCTAATCCTCCTGTTTATAGGAGTTAGACCACCCTTCCAGTTATTACCCTTTTCTCCCCTGGTTGAGTCACTTACCTTTCTTCTAAACTCATCTGTTCTTTTAATACCTCTATTTTTATCCCCTATCTTTATTTTAGCATCTTCTGACAATTTATGACCCTTAGCATTGCTATTACCCTTTTGAGCAATTCTCAACTTCTCTATATGTTCAGGTGAAAATTTCTTTCCTTTTCTTTGTTCACTCAGCTTCTTCTTTGTTTCTTCTGAGTGTTTCCTTCCCTTCCATGCAGTATTACCTTTTGCTTTTTCTGACAATTTTCTTCTATGCTCTTCTGTAAATTCATACATACTATTGGATACCTCCATCAACCTGTCCGCTTAGTGACATACCTGGCATATTTGGTAAAGGTTGTTCTTGTGGTTGGACTGGCGCACCCATTTGTCTTATATTCTCCTGTTGCTTTGGTTCAAGTTTAAATGGAGATATGCCGTTTGACTCAAGTAGCTGTTTGAACGCAGGAACCTCTGTAATAGCTGGATTTGCCTGAATCATCTGAAGCGCATTAATTATTACGTCATTAACTGCCGCCCTGTCCTGCGTCTCGCCAGTTGGGTCTAACTTAATCCCGTAATCAAAATCAAAGAAACCTTTCTCAATGTCTACTTTTCTTCCCGATGTCTGGATTTTTTCATCAACATACTGTTCAATTTCAGCCTCATCCTCTGGGTTGATAACAAGTCCTTCATTATTGGCTACAATATAAGCCTCTAGTAAAGCACGTTCCTTAACTGCCTTATCATACATCTTTACGTCTTCTTCGTTATCAGCTATCTCAATAATTTTACCTTTGTTCCAGTCTTTAACTAGGCTAGGGAATATTTCTTCTAGTAAAACATCAGAGACTGTCTGAGCAATTCTATTCCTAATCTGCTTAAAGGCACTCTTATAGGCATTAGACATAACCGCCATACCTCTAAAGGGAGTGCCAGCTGGCAAGTTATCACCTGTTGCAATATCAGGGAGCATTAATTTCTTTTGTACTTGGCGTTCGATAGTCTGTAATTCATTTAAAAGAATGCCAAAAGCTCTGTTGTCCATAGCCACCTGTTGCAAATCTGCCGAATTAACAATCTGACCATTAACAGCCTGTGTTAGCACATTGCCATTAGTATTGGGGTCGTTTGAACGCAATAAAAGCAGACTAGCAATCGAAGTTGCTGCTGCATTTTCATTTACTATTGTGTTGGCACGTTCTTGTTCAGGGAAACAAGTCTCATAAACACCTCGGCTCAACCAACGGCCATCATATTCAAATAGTCTAAAGTCGTAATAAGGTGAATCATCTGGCTCAATCTTCTCCTCAAAGGCAATAACCTCTTTATCGCCCTTACCAGCACCAATTCTGTGGATAAATGTCTTGTTATCTATATCATAACCGACATACTCATAAATCTCATATTCATCAGTATTTACACCTCGGTCAGTATTAACGTCTTTAGCGGTCTTTAAAAGCTCGTCAATGTTATCCCAATACTCACTCTTAGCCCTAATCTGTTGCTCGGTCAGGTAATGGAACTCTACAAAGTCAGTTTCTCTTATAGATTTAGCCTTCTGGTTAAAGCAAACATTTCTTAAGTCTACTTGTTCTGGGTACTTTCCATCGTCATCTTCACATATTTTCCAAATAGACGAACCAAAAGCAGCAGTATTTCGAGTCATATCATCAATATCTACGCTAAAGTTAGTTTCATCAATCCATTTACTAAAGAGCTTCTTTAAAATCCAAACCTGATAAAAGTTAGTATCACCCTGTCCTTCTGGTCGGTAATCTTTAGGGTCGAGGTCAATCATCTTAGCAAAGTGTTGCACATAAGGCGTTACAACCTGCCAGAATAAAGCGTTAGGGTCAGTACATTCTATAAACCTATCGTTCTTGTAAAAGTATATTCTCTCAATGATGTCTTTAGTACAAAAAGACAAACCTTGTTGGGTTTGAGCATCTTCCTTCCACTTTTTTCTTATGTCCTCAATTTTAGCTGTTAGATTTTTATATTCCATATTTTGTATTATATCTCTATTATACCACTAGTTATCTAAATGTTGATTTTTGACCAAATCCTGCGAAGGTTGGTGTGCGTTCCTTGTAGCTGTCAAAGGCATATCTAATCGCATCCATCGAATGGTCCCAGCCAGATTCAGGCACATTTATTATCTTACCTCCGTTGTCAGTCTTCCAAAGATACTTGTTATATTCATTGATTACATTAGTGCTTCTCTTAGTGACGCTGATACGCTGGTCTTGAACAAACTGGATGCCTTGGTTAATACTTCCAGCTCCTTTTACACAAGGAATAATATTTACGCCATAACTCCTAATCTCATCTATACTTTTAGGCTCGGCACTATCAGCCACACATAAGGTGTTAGAAAGGTTGTTGATAATGTCGGCTATCTGTTTATTGCTAAGCCCTTTTTGAAAGGTAATCTCGTCTAAGATAAATCCGCCGTTATACTTATAGACATCTACAATAGCTGTGGGGTCATTGCTATATCCAAAGTCTATGCCTCTTCGTTCTAGTCTAGCCTCGTGTGGTATCTCCTCAATAATCGCCCAATCTCTGTATATCTTACGCTCTAAGCCATAAGGCTCGCCAAGCCACTTGTGCTTATATAGGCTAGGTCTTCTTAACTTATCGTCTTCCATCTCAAGCCTGATAACCTCTGGCATCCAACCATACTTCAAGGCAATATCGTAGTTGGCATTGATAATGAGTGTGTTGGGTCTTCCATCTAAAACCAATCTTTTATGAACAGGGTCGTCTTCTAATAACCTATTATAGGTATATCCAATCTTGCTGTTATCTTTACGGATGGTCGGGGTCAAGATTTCCAAACTATTAGCTGATACTGTCTGTGCTTCTTCTACCCAACAAATATCTACACCCTCGGTTGATTTAATGCTTTGCTCGTTATTGTGTAACCCTTTAAAAAGAAAGTCTGACCCATTTACTGTGTTAACAATCGAGTTAAGCGTGACATTAAAGTCTCTAAGGTCGTATAGCTTTATAAGGTCTGATAGAAGTTGGTGTGATGAATCCGCAATAGAGTTCTGAAATTCACGGCAACAAAGCACTCTAGTCTTCTTCATTCTTGCCTGTATCAAAAGGTATCTAGCAAAGGTGTGGCTCTTTAAACTAAAACGGCCACCGTATATGGCAGCCTCACGCCAATCATTTCTAAAGAGTGGTTGAAACTCTACTGGTATCTCTATCGTCTTTAAATTCTCCATCAACAAATTTAACTAATAAGGGGTTAATCTTTTCTCCACCAGAAGTAATGTCTTGTTTGTCAGTCGGTTTATACCCAGCTCTATCTAATACATCTCTACCAGCCTGAACTTGAACCTGCTCACTTTCAGCACTTAAGGCTAACCTTACCATATTAGCTGACACCGCCTCTGCCTGACTTGACAAATATTCAATAATCTTTGGTTTCCTAAGGTTTTCTGATGCTATGTTTGCGGCAACATTTTCGCTCTCCGTATCATAAACTCCCAAGGCAGATTTAGTCCCATTCCCTGTATCAAGATAGTTCTTGGCAAATTCTTCCTGTTTTTTAGTTAGCTTTTCCATTATTTCTTTTTAGGTTTTTTCTTACATCCCATATATTTGTTGTTTATTTTCTTAGCGATGAATTCCGTTATCGCCAAGCCTCCTGTTATTTAAGGACAAACTTATCTCCCATCTTGCTTATGAATATTTCCTGCAAAGCACTTATCTTTTCATCCTGAATGTCTAGCTTACGTCTTTTATCATACATCCTATTAATGGCTCTGTGGCAGTCTAGGGGTGAGGTTTTGAATCTCCAACGGCAATCTGCTATCTGTTCTTCATTTAGTTCAAAGATGGTCTTGTAAATAAAAATAGTAAGTTCTTCTGGGCTTAGTCTATTTAGTAAATCAAGGTTGTTTATATCCATTTAAATAAAAAAAAGAGCATACAGCTCTAAGAGTTTTTACCGTTAATAAAAGGAAATTCTTTGTCATCTGACCAAGCGGACAAGCTTTTAGCCATATTGTTAAGGTATTAATTCCGCAAATAAGTCTGTCTAAAGTTTGTTAGAAAAGGAGGTTAACTGACTCGCACAACAGGCTTATTAACAGAATTAAGAACTTACCTTACTTTTAATTATACACCTTTTACAGTATTTGTCAAGTGCTAATGTTCGCCAAATTTTACCCTATTGACATTAGACTAAGATTTTGTTAAGATTATTTTATAACCTAATCCTTCACGTAATGAAATCTATTAAGAGGCTATAGCTTAGCCAAATACGTGAAGGTATTTATCTAGGCGACAGCTGTATACTCTTAATAGATTTTTTTATATCTCTCCTGTCTCCATCTAAGGAAACTTGGATGGCAGACAAAAGGGATGAAGAAACGACGTGACGGTGATGATTATATTTTCTTTTTTTAAAGATTTGTTTCTTTAAAGGGAATAGCGAAAACAATAGTAGCGAAAGAATAATCACCAGAACCGAGGAAAGCAGAAATCCCTATAGTAATACAATAGTAATACAATACACTTATGGCTAGAGATAAACATTATAAAGTAAAGGGCTACAGGCTTGACGATAAGGTAATAAAAGAATTGGAAAATTTGTCACAAAGACTAAACCTAAGCTACAACCAATTATTTATAGAACTAATTAAACTAACTAATAAACAATAGTATGAAAAAAGATTTAATCTGGCCAGGAACAATTATCTTGGCCGCAATCATTATCGGAGGTTCACTCTTAATGGTTCAATCCAATAAGCAAGCCTCTATTGAACGCCAAGCACAAGCTAAAATTGAACGAGAGAGAGAAATAGAGCGTAAAGCTGAAGAAGAAAAGGCGGAGGAAGAAAGAAAGGCATCTCTAAATAAAACCCTACTAAACATCTGCCTTGATGGTGCTAGGGAGGAAGCTTGGGAATATATTAAACTAAACGGCACAAAAGTTGCTGGGAAAGAAGATGTCTACAATGCTCCTCAATACATTTGGAATGAACACGATGCTAAAAAGAAAACAGCCGAAGACCTTTGCTTTAAGAAATATTAAATGAATCTTGATAGAGTTTGGCAATCCGTCTTAATCCTTTTAATAACAACCACAGCCCTCTGGCTTTATCTCTTTTCTATATGAAACTAGGCAAACAAACAAAATTAGGAAAAAGGATGGTTGGGGCTGGTTATTACTACTGCTACCAATAAAATGGTTGGATGAAACATTGCAACTCGTGTCTC